TATCATTGGTTGACTTTGATTACTACTTCTTACTGAATTATCTTGAATAATTATATTTTGTGCTCCACTACCTGAGTCAAGTTTTTGTCTTTGTAAATTTGTAAGAATTAATCCAGTTTTTACAGCCGAATCTAATACCTGAACTGCATTATTATCCATAACTAATTCATTAGCATGTAACTTATATAATCCAGTTTTAAGAATTGGTCCACCAGTTCGTCTATTTCCTAGAAGTGTTGGAACATCTGAACCCATTTCTTTTTCATAGGCTTCTCTTGCAAGCCGTTTCGCCTCTGGCAAAACTTTATCAATCTTTGCTTGATTCTCAGCTTTAATCTTAGCAATTTTTGCATCTTCTTCTGCTATTAGTCCTTGTCTCTTAGTTATTTCTGCTAGAAACAGATTCACTTTATTTACATCATCTAAATTTCCTTCTTTTAAACCTAAACCTCCAAATTTCACTAATAAGTTTTGTTTTAGGTCTTCAGTAAGGTCTCCTGCTGTGATAGTTGATTTTCCACCAATCATTTCTTTAAATTCTTCAGCTTGATGTAATGTTGCTTTCATCAGATTGCCGTAATCTTGATCAAGTTTATCATTTATTAATTTTCTACGTTCTTCCTGAATTTCTGCAATATCTTTTTCCACTTGAATCATATCTATACCGGCCTTTTGTTTTACTATTGCAGCAGCTTTTTCTTTTATGACAGACTCCATTGAAGCATCATAGGTTTCCTTTGCATGTTTGAACCGATCTATGTTTCTTTCTCTTTCTGCGGCCGCTTCCAGTTTTAAATCAATAGCAGCTATCTCTCTATCTTTTGCTAAGTCTCTTTCCTTTTCTATTCTTGCTCTTTCATCTTTAGCTAAATCACCTTCTAACATAGAATCTAGTTCTGCAACTCTTGCTTTTTGATCTTGATATTTTTTCTCCATATCAATTTCACGTTGTTTTAATAATTTCTCCCTCTCTGCAAGTTTGTTCATCTCACCTAATTTTTCTGTTGCACGTTTCTTAGACGCGTCTTCTACAAGCCCGGCTTCTCTTGCCATGGTTTGCATCCAATCTGGTAACATACTCAATAAAAATTCCATATTAAGGAATTTATCTGCGAATCTTCCAAGAGTATCACCTATACCACCAAAGAAATTTGAAATAGAAACTTTTAATTTGGCCCAGACTAATCTCGGGTCAGTTATAAGTGTCGCAATTCCTGTTCCTAAATCAAGAAACCATCCAGCTATTTTACCAAACAAGTCTCCCATCATGGTTGCAAACCCTTCTAATCCCTTATAAGTTTTGCCTCCTACACTCATAGAAATTTTACTTAATTTTTTAAGTACACCTGCCCACGCTTCTTTAAATTTTCCAAATTTTGTTACTAAACCTTCAATGGGATTACCTTCTTCATCGGTCATGTCGTCCATATTTTTCATGAACGCTCCACCAAATGCCTTACCTAGTGATGAAAGGACTTGTCCCACCTTTTTAAAAAATCCTATAACTGCATCAATTGTTGCTTGTTGATCTGATTCAGACTGAGAAAAGAACAATCCAACACCAAGTAAAGCTGCTCCAACTGCAGTAAATTTTAAAACTTTGAAAAGAACTTTAAGTATTTTCCACATTGGACTTATAACTTTCATAAAGGTGCCGCCTATCAATTTACCAATTGATCTTAACATTCCAAATAATCCACCTTTTTTATCTTTCTCTGCACCTACCAAGTAACGCATTGGATTTTTGAAACCTCGATCCTTATTTCTAGCTGCTTCACGGCGCGCTTCTCTTGCTTCCCTCTGTGTCTGAGTTTCCATGTGAAGCATCATGCCTAGAAGGTCTACGGTCTTCTTCGCATAGCCTCTATGAACCTTATCGCCTTCTTCTTCTTTTGCCATTTTTTTTAACCTTTCATCTTACGATTTTGTTCTCCAACTCTTTCATTTTCTTCTTTAATCCATTGTTGTAATAATAGCACATATATTGCTCGTTCAAATGGAATCATATTATCTAATTCCGTTAAACTCCATTTATGATGCTGAATCATAGCGAAATTCGTTTGATAATGATTCGCCAGGGAGTCATGACTCAGCCCTATTCGAAAAAAGCGTCAATCCCCTCAAGTACTATAGGTGCCGTCTTATCACATTTGGAACATTTCCATGTAACAGTATGTTTTAATGTTGGCATGCCTTCTATAAAGTCTTTAATTTTTGTAAATTGTCCTGAACTAAGAGATTCAACAAATTCAATTAATTCATCTTTAACATAATCTTTAGTTTTATGAATTTCATCACCCTCCCAAATATATTCAATACATTCTGTAATTACTTTAAATAGATCGTCTGTTGTTGCATTATCTTCAGTAATACCTTGCATCTTTTGTATAGTTTCAAATTGGGGATAATGTAACTTTACTCCGATGTCATCTGTAAGTTGAACTCTACTATCCTTTGCGTTTGAAGAATCTACTTTTACATCATCAGTATTTATTTTAACTAAACATGTTTCATTACAATCTTTATTTTTTTCACCACATATTAACCTAGCAGGTTTATTAAGACTTAAATCTATTGCATCACCTACAGATTTTCCTCTAAGTTGTAGGAAAAAATATTCCATATCAAAAGGTGCGAGGCCTTTAAGTTTCAATTCACCTTCTGTGCACGCCGTAATAATGTCTTTCATGGCTTTTAACATGGCTGTTGTAGAGCCGTCTTCTAATGCCATTAATAATATTTTTTCTTCTTTTACGAGAAACGGTCTATATTTAACTTTTTGTCCTGTTGAAGGTATTTTCAATTCATAAGTAGGCGTTTTTACCTTTGGTAAAGCCATAATATTCTCCTATAATAATTTAATCAAAATATATCTGATAGTTTATTCTTCAGACCACCGGCTATATACAATATCAGTATCAAATTGTCCCAATTCAGAATCATCCCAACCAACTGACATAGCACTTAAGGTTTTCGGCCAAGCATCGTGAAGTGTTACACGATAATCGGCTTGTGTAGGTTCGGCGGTCATAATATCTTCACTATAATGTGAAATTTTTATTGTGCCAACAAATTTTTTATAATATTGCATATTATAATTAGTTAATCCACCAGATTCATCTATGTTCATAATGTGGTTAAACCAAGATGTCCAAAATTTTCTAGGCGAATGATCATTTGTATTCAACATAGTAATTCCTACGGACTCAAATGTTGTTTCATAAGGAACCTCTAATCCAAACCTTCCACCGCTTCTATAAGTTGTACTTCCGAAACTTCTAGCAGGAAATGATACTGTTTTAGCAAGAAAACTTATTGTTGATGCATCTACTGTCTGTCTTAAGGACGATGGAGGAATAATTTCAACAGAAAATCTATTTTTTCTTGCTATACCCCCTAAGTTATCAACTTTAGACATAAATTTTGCTATGTTAAAGTCTCCGAATGATGCTCCCGCTGCCATTAAAATACTCCCTTATAAATTTAAAACATTTTTGCACTATCGGCCCATACAGTCTTTTTATTTGATTTCTTAAATCTTTCAACTGGCAGAAAGAGTGCTACTTCCCATTCATCCGCATTAATAAGTACGAATTTAGAATTAACGTTAGAATTAAGATATCTATGTACTGTAGGCCTCGCTCTTTTAATTTTAGTAAACCCTTTTAACATATTATATGTTAATCGTAGTCTAGTAGTTTCATCATATTTCTTATTATTTGCATAAGCCTTCAATTGATCCATTAATATAGCTCTATGTTTAGGCGCAAGATAATGAAAGTTTAATCCTAAAAATCCGTCATTGTATTTCTCAATAGGAAACACTAAAGGAAAGGTATCATAGTATGGTAATTTATCTTTCCATTTAGGATTATAAGAATAAAAATACATCTTTCCCAGTAAAGCATTTGCCATAGTACTTTCTTGACGGGAAAGTATTTTCTGTGGTGTTTCACTAGAAAATGCACCTTTTGTTCTATTAACAACAGAACGAAACCAATTACCTGCCGCTCTTGCTTTAGCAGTTACTTGATTCGTTTTTATTGCATCTTTTAGTTTATCTAAATATGATTCTTCTACTGTAGCCATAATATAACTATTTAGTATTGTTAAGAGTATCTTCTGTTATTATTTGCCACTTCCATCCTTTGATCTCACAATATGATTCTGCAGCTTTCCATTTTGCCTCATTGATACCCCATGTTTTTACTTCTTTAAGATATCTTCTTTTGTGTTTGGGATTGAGTTTAGGGGGTTTTGTTTGTTTCTTTGGTTTGATTTCAATTAGAGACTCACCCTTAGAGGTTTTAACCCAAAAATCGGGAAAATATCTATGTATTCTATTATCAATAGGTGAACGATAGGGTATAATAATCTCTTCACTTGACCAACGCAAGACTTCTGGTTGTCGGTCTAAATATTTCATAAAGGTTAGTTCCCAACCAGACCGATAGATTATTTTTGTATGATCGCCCTTGTATTTTTTGTAGTTTTGTGGGCGGAATTTTCCTTTATATGCCATATAAATATATAGATAACTAATAATAACATTTAAATTTCATTAGGGACAAAATGGCCGGTAATCCTCACTTAGATGCATCAACCGTAGAGTATCTTCAATATCCTAGTACACTCGGTAGTGATGTAATGCATTGGATAAATTTTAAAGCTTTTGATGTAAAAAGTGGAGGTGATCCTACTTTAGATATTGCATTATATATTCCAGGTGATGCTTTACAAACATCATATAAATCAGATTGGGAAGCAGTTTCTATGGGAAAGATGTTGGGCATGGCGGATAAAGCCGCAGACTTAAGCCAAATTCCTGCAGGTACATTTTCTCTGTCCGGACTTAAAACCGGAATAGCAGCTGGGCTGAAAGCTGGAGCGGCGGAGTCTAGCAAAGTAACTATGCTTGAAATTGCAAAATTAGGAGAATCGACTATACCGGGTTCAAAAGCCTGGATGGAAAAAAAGGCAGGAGCAGTACTTAATCCTTTTATTGTTGCCGCATATAAAGGTCCGTCTGATATGAGAACACATGATTTCACTTTCCAAATGCTACCTCAAAGTGAAATGGAATCTCGGAATTGTATGAAAATTGCAAATGCATTTAAAAAGTCTATGTTACCCGCCCATAAAGGAGGAAAGGCCGCGGCCGCCCCCTCAATGTTGTTTGGATATCCTGATACTTTTGAAATTAGTTATACTATTAATGGTGATCCATTACCTAAATCAGATAGTAATCCAATGTTTAATATAGGAAAATCAGTATTAACTTCCTGTGATTTAGATTTTTCTACAGAAAGTACAGCTTTATTTTTTGATGATACACAATATCCAGTGAGTATATCAATGAAACTTTCGTTTATGGAAACAGAAGTAATGTATAGAGAAAAAGTAGAAAAGGGATTTTAATAACAGTAAAGGAACTATGTCAGAATTTTTTACAAATTATCCTCAACTTAATTACGATATTAGTGGTGTAAAGCCTATAAAAACAAAAAAGGCCATTAATATTATGCTTAGAACCAAGATAAGAAGTGCGGTCTTGCAGGATATTATTGCATATTTTCCGTACATTATACCAGAAGCAGAGCGTCCTGATGTAACCGCATTTAAGGTATATGGTGATGTAAAGTATACATGGTTAATTTTTTTAATTAACGATATACAAGATCCGATTTATGGTTGGCCTTTGAATACTAGAGAATTTGGAAATTATGTTAAAAATAAATATGGTTCACTTGCAACTGCAAAGAATACAATACATCATTATGAAGAAACTGTAAGAGAAAGAACAGAAGCAACAAGTACATCAGATCCTATTGATAAAGCTACCATTATAGTTGATAAGACAACGTATGATAATCTTGCAGCAGGATCTAGAAAAATTGCATATTATTATGATTGGGAATTAGAAAGAAATGAAGCTAAAAGAAATATTAAATTGATTGATCCAGTTTATGCTGCAAGTGTGTTTTCTGAACAAAAGGAGAAATTTAAATAATGCCTGAAAAATCAGAATTTGGGGAACCATCATTTATAAAAAAAAGGCAAAATGTTACAGGTGTATCACCTAAAACTGGAAGCCTAGGGGCGAAGAGCGAGTTTTTAAAAAAACCCTCCGCGACGAATTTGCCAGCTTGGGCGGGCGATTTTGAATTAAAATTACTTAGACTTAAATCTCCTAATAGAGACGGACATATTAATTTAAAAGGCGCCTGGTCAGATTTAAATATCTATGAAGATATGTTTGCCGATTGTCTTACTGCAAATATACAAATAATAGATGGTGTTGGATTAATGGAACATGTTCCTATTATTGGTGAAGAAACTATTGAGATAAAAGTACAAACCCCAAACATTAAAATCGAAAGAGAAGAGGTAGGAAACGGCCCCTTTGCTGGTAGTCAAAATGACGGCGTGATAGACCTTAAATTTAGAGTAATTAAGATTTCTAATTTATCTAAACTTAATGATGGTACTCTTACCTATACACTAGAAATGGTTTCTGAAGAATATATTATGAATCAAAAATTAAAAGTTAAAAAAACTTCTTTAGATCCTGTTACTTTAGAACCACGAAAAGTATCTGATGTAGTAAAATCACTCTATAAACAATTCTTTGAAAAGGGTCGATCTAGAAAACAAAGAAAGAAAATTTATATTGAACCTACTAAAAACCCCACAAACATAATTATACCAAATTATACACCATTTAAAGCCTTTAATTTTTTGGCTTCTAGAGCAGTATCAGCCGGAAAACATGCAGTTGGTTCTAGTTTTGTTTTTTATGAAACTATAAGAGGATTTTTCTTTATATCAATGGAAACTCTTATGGCAGGGGGTGGTCAAGGATATACAGAAGAAATACAGATGGCTGCGCCGGGTGCGCCGACAACTATGGAAATGGTATATACTCAACCAGAAGAACCAGTTAAAGAAGTATATACGGTTTTTCCAAAAAGATTACACCAACCGGATACGGCACAACATGAAAATGTTGCTTTAGAAATGGTGGCAGTTGATGAATATAAATTTTCTTCCAATTTTAATGTTCTAGATAACCTTCAAAAAGGTATGTATACTAATACCCTACTTACACATGATTTGGTTAGAATGAAATATAACAAATTAGAGTTTGATATGTATGCAGAACAAGGAGCAGAAGCCATTCTTGATGAAGAGACAGGTGGAGTGGAAATAAAAGATTGGGGCCAACTTGCTAAAGATGCAAATAGTTTTACTGATACATTTACACATTTACAACAACAAAAATTATGTACCTTAAATCAAGATGCATTAAGAAAGAAGCCAAATAATGAAGAGGCCTTGTTATGTTTTTATCCTACAAATTTTGGGCACGATACAGTTTTCTCTGAGGATTTAGGAGCAGAAGGAGTAAGTGGAAGAGGAAAATCGGCGTTGAATATTATTCCAAATAGAGTAGAACAATGGATGCAATCACGATTGGTACAAAGTCAACAGATGAATAATATTAAATTAAGTATTAGGGCTCCAGGCTTATCTACTAGAACAGTAGGTGATTTGATAGAATTTAGGTTGCCCACTCAATATCCTGAGAACCGGCCGGGTGGCGCTACAGGAATAACCGAAACTCATAAGTATTTAAGTGGTTATTATTTAATTACTAAATTACGCCATCATCTAACCAGTGAAAAATACGAAATAGAATTTGAGGCAATAAAAGATTCTTTAGTAACTCCTATTGGAGGTGGTGACAGAGCGGGTCATGGTACATGGGAAGGTAAAGATACTGCTTCAGCATTAGAAGAATCAGGTAGAATGAAGGGTCAATCGGGTAGATAGGATATAATATATGGCTGAATTTATGGGAAAAGATGGATTTGTCTGGTGGCAAGGAGTTGTTGAAGACCGCCACGATCCTCTCTATCTTGGAAGATGTAAAGTTAGAATATTAGGATGGCATTCCGAAAATAAGAATGATCAACCTACAGTAAGTTTGCCGTGGGCATATCCCGTTGCACCAATTACTTCTGCGAGTCAAACAGGTGTAGGTTCTACACCATTAGGTCCAGTAGAAGGAACTTGGGTTATTGGTTTTTATCGTGATGGTGAGGCAGGTCAAGAACCTATGTTTTTCGGTACACTCGGTGGAATTCCAGAATTGGATGCAAAAGGTATCAATAATGATGAGACATCAACAGGTGGGCAAGGATTTTTAGATCCGAGACTTGAGGGTGGAGATATGGGTCATCCATTATTTCCAGATGAAAAGGGTTCACGAAACTTATTTTATGATCCTGCAGGAGATCAAGTTCCTAGAGAGCCGGCTACTATTATTCATAATGATAGACCAAATCCGGCCGAGAAAACAGCATACACATTACTAGGAAATGGTTGGGCGGCTGAAGGTACTGGAGTAAGGTCTATAATTTCTAGTACTGGTCCT